TGGCGCTGCATTTGCTATGATGTGGAGCAACATTCAATCTATTAATATAGAGATGAGAACTCCACCCAAACCAAAGCATCCTGAAGCACCTGCTCCTGGTGATGAGTTGATGTATGTAGATTTGTCTAGAGAGAAACTAGAAGACCTTTACAAGCAAATTGAAGAGTGATATAATACGAGGGTTAAACACCCTCTTTTTTATGGAAGTAATTATAGAAGGCAAGGTTAAGACTGTATATCAAGGTGACGATGCTGATCGTGTGATCATTGAGTATCATGACAAAGTAACTGCTGGAAACGGTGAGATGGTTGATCATCCACTGGGCAAAGGTTCTCTCTGCTGTAGTATCTCATCTATCATTTTTGAGAAGCTTTCTAAAGAACTTATCCCAACTCATTATATTAATATGGTTGGTGCGAACAAGATGATCTGTAAGAAAGTAGACATCGTTCCACTAGAAGTTATTTGTAGGAACCGTGCTGCTGGATCTATTGTAAGAGAGACAACTCTGGTAGAAGGTGCTCCACTTCCACAACCGATTGTAGAATTCTTTCTGAAGGATGATAGCAAGCATGACCCTCTCCTGACACCAGACCGTGTGCGTCTGATGGGATATGACCCTGAACCTTTCATTGAGATGACACTAAGGATTAATGATTATCTCCGTCAGATGTTTTACATCATGGGCATTGACCTTGTAGATTTTAAAGTTGAGTATGGTTATGATGCTCATGGTGATTTGTATCTTGCCGATGAGATTAGTCCTGACAGTATGAGGCTCTGGAAGATTGGTAGTAACGAAAGATTCGATAAGGATTTATTCAGAAAGGATGAAGGTGATATTGTTCCTGCCTATCGTGAGATTCTTGAGCGTCTACAACCCCTTGCAATCCAATGAAAAAATTATCACGAAGTCTTATAGATGTAGGTATAATTGTCCTTGTATTACCTTTGATGCTTATGTTGATATGGAATGCTGTCATACCAAGTATTTTTGGATTACCAACTTTGGGATACTGGTCTGCAATGGGATTGTATCTAGTTTGTAGTTTATTATTTAAATCATGAAGCACCACATCCCCGATATCATTAAGAAGAACGCATTTGCTTGCTTCACTAGTTTAAATCAAGCAGAAAGGGCAGTTGTTCTACTCGGTGACGAAGCCTATCGTGAGTCACTAGATCTTGAAAATGATGAGTCACCCTGTTGGCAGATACCAAGTGGAGAACATTCAACTTTTGCTGGATGGAATCCCCAGTGTGTCCCCACCATGGACTACATCGTATGGAAATTAAAGAACCGTGAAGGTATTATCAAAGGAGAAATTTATTAATGGATTACAAAACTTCTGGTGTTGACATTATTAAGGGTCGTTCCTTTGTAGAATATCTCAAAGCATTGTCACCTAACATTGGTGGGTTTAATGGTATGATGGAGATTCCATCAGGATATGAGAATCCTGTGTTGGTATCTGGTGCTGATGGTGTCGGAACTAAGATGAATATTTGTAGGATTGCCGATATGTATCTTACTATCGGTATGGATTTAGTTGCTATGTGTGTCAATGATGTAATCTGTAGTGGTGCTAAACCATTATATTTTCTAGACTACATCTCTACTAAAAGTCTTGATGGTAATGTGAGTGATATTGTATATGGAATTAACACTGGTTGTATGATGGCTGGAATGGAGCTCCTAGGTGGAGAAACTGCAGAGCATTTCAGACAAAATGATTATGACCTTGCTGGTTTCTGCACTGGTATTGTAGAGAAGCATGATATTGTTGATGGCAGTAACATCAGACCTGGTGATGTAGTCATTGGTATTGAGAGTAGTGGTCTTCATAGTAATGGATATACACTCATCAATGATATGCTGTGGAGAAATAAAATCCTCTATAAGGAGATGCCAGAGCTTTTGATACCAACCACCATCTATGCCCGTCTCATTCAATACATGTTGGATGAGGTTCCTATCTTAGGCATGGCACATATTACTGGAGGAGGACTGCCTGAGAACCTTCCTAGGTGTCTTCCAGCAGGTCTTACAGTTGATGTCGATTATGATGCTTGGGAGAGACCAGAAATCTTTAATAAGATTCAGCAGGCAGGAGACATTGCTGAGGAAGAGATGCGTAATGTATTCAATCTTGGTATTGGATTTTGTTTAGTGGTGCCACAAGAAGTAGCAACATTAACTCAGAGCTTGATTGCTGGCGCATCATATGGTATGAAGTCCTGGATCATTGGACAAGTGAAATAAATATGCTATAATTAGTTGGGAATAACCACACATTCTCTTATGGGAAATGAATACTACTCAGTATATTCTCCTCTTGGTCAGAAGTATGCTGACTGTGGATGGGAACGCGATGCAATAAACTTATGTTCCATGGTCCCTGGTAGAACATATAGGAAAAATAAATTTATTACTGATCAAGTTATTGATATTACGGCTACTACAGACAAAGAGTTGCCTGGGCAATATGGACTTCCTCCTGCAAAGATTGTAGTTGGGGGTCAAGAACTTGAAATCCAGCAGTCTTTACCTCAATCAGATTCACAACCAATTCACTTTAGAGTTTAATTATGAAAAAACTTCTCCTAGCTCTGCTTCTAGCAGCATCTCCAGTCTTCGCTAATGAGGATAAAATTACCCAAGGATACAACTCTATGGATGCCATGGGGTGCATGCTACTTCGCGAATGTACTGACAATGTGAATGAAGTACACTCCTTACTGGATGTTTCATCCGAATATGAGAACTACTCTAGTTTCACTGTAGTTGCACAAGAGTTTAATCATATGCTTTCCTCCCTTAATCATGTTGGTGTGAAAGTATATCTTGCTGATGAAAAGTATTTCCCAGCAGGACATCGTGGTGTATATCATACAGTATCCAATAATTTCTTCTTGAATAAGATTTACATGGATGATCCTGGAGTTCTTATGGCAGTCATGAGACATGAAGGATGGCATGCTGCACAAGATTGCATGGCAGGGACTATTGATAATAGTTTGATTGCTATTATTAAACCTGAAGATGATGTTCCACCACTATGGCGTGAGATGGTAGAGCGTACATATCCTAAGTCTGCTGTACCTTGGGAAGCAGAAGCAACCTGGGCAGGTAAGACCGAAGGTATGACTATGGCTGCACTAGATGCATGTGCTGCTGGTTCTATGTGGGAAGTTTACGAACCAACTCCAATGACTCGTGAATGGTTAGAGGAGAATAATTACATTGACTGAAGATTCTTTTTCCATTCTGCCATATGTTGTGGCAAGATCTTTTGATGATGACTTTGATGATATTCAAGATCATTTCATGGATTGGATGGAAAATTATGCTAAAGTTTATCAACCAAACCATAGAAGTAATGTTGATGGGTATCAAAGTCCTGATGATTTTTATCTAGAGAAAAGCTTTACCCCTCTTCTAAATTATTTAAGTGATAGGATCACGAGTTTGTTGGAAGTGTACTATAAGAATGAGCTCGTCGAGGTGCATTTTCAACCTCGTCTCGCCAACATGTGGTTTAATATTAATTATACTGATTGTTATAATGTAAGACACACTCATCCTGGATCATCTATAGCTGGGGTACTATACATAAATGTGCCAGATAAATCTGGGGGTATTACTTTTCATCATTTAGATGAACATAATCTATCATTAACTCAGCAAACATGTTTTAGTGTCGAACCTGATGATGGATTGATGATTCTTTTTCCTGCATCATTATCTCATGGTGTAGATAGAAATTTGAGTGATGGTAAAGAACCTCGGATGTCAATTGCATTTAACCTCTATGAATACTACCATGAAGATAATTGATAATTATTTGGAGCAAGACTATTTTGATCATCTAAAGAATAGTGTATTCAGTACACAGTTCCCTTGGGTATTTTGTCAAGAGGTTGCTAACTTAGGTGAAATGAATGATAATCATTTCTTTTTTACTCATAGGGTATTTGATCGGTTTGAACCACAGAGTTCTTTCATAAAAGAACTGGATCATTTGTTAGTGAGTTATTTAAAGATAGAAGCTCTTATAAGAGTAAGGTTTAATTTGTATCCTAATAGTGGTAAACTTATTGAGCATGATTTTCATGAGGATTATCATTACAATCATAAGACTGCAGTTTTATATTTGAATACTTGTAATGGATACACTGGATTTAAAGATGGAACAAAAGTAGAGAGTGTTGAGAATAGAGTTGTTCTTTTTGATGGATCCGAACCACACCATAGTACCACTTGTACCGATCAAAAAGCTAGAATTGTATTATCGGTAAGTTACTTCTGATAAATACTATGAGTCACATATTCATTTTGTCGTAATGCCTACACGCATTAAACCAAAAAGAAGTACCACGCAGGGTCAGATTCCTGGTTTAGTAGACCTGGAAGATGGAGAGATGGCTATTAATATAGTTGACCAGAAAATCTATATTAGATCTGGGAACAATGTAGAAACAGTTGCTCAAGCAGCAACCGGTGCCACTCCTGTATATACTGATCTTACTGGTCCTATTACTACCCAGTTAGTTGTTAACAAGAGATATCTTGCGAACACTAGTGCTGGTGCCATTAACGCTACAATGCCCGTGGTCAATCTCTCTATTGGGGACAGTATTGAGATCGCTGATGGCGGACAAAACTGGAATATAAATAATGTTATATTGACCTCAGCTTCGCATCAATTCAAAGATGCGATTGGCAACATTGATAATGGTCCCGTTAACTTAGATGTTTCGGGAGTGACTGTTATGTTCTTGTGGACAGGTACTTATTGGAGAATCATTAGCTAATGGCATTAACTTTAAGTAACGCACATTTTCAGCCTAAAGATTCTACGGGTTATTATGTTTATGCGTTGAGGAGAGATGCAAATGACATGCTGTTCTTTAGCAAAGTAAGCACTGCATCTACCAGTGAAACTCTTGATCCTCATCGTTTAGATGGAACGCAGGTTGAAGAGTTCGGAGACTACAACGATTATGTTGAAGAAACTACCGAACAGAAAGCACTTGCCAATAACCCACAAGATAAATATCAACAGATACGCTTTGATAGGCGCAACCTTTTTTATTACCTAGACACTGATGGATATTTAGTCCTTCAGGTCAACGGAACCCATTCATACTCTGAACCTGTTTAACGAGAACCTACAATGGCAGAATTTAGACTTGGTAGACTGAAATTTAACTGGCGTGGTGCCTGGACAGCTTCTACCGCATTCATTATTGATGACATCGTTAGATACGGTGCCAGCAGTTATGTTTGTACAACAAATCATACTTCAGATGCCAGTTCTACTGGATTTCCAAACGATAGTGCCAACTGGGACCTCCACACAGAGGGTCAGAACTATGCTGGCGAGTGGTCAACTGGTACTGGATATGTTGTAAACGATATCGTCAAGGAAGGCGGTAATCAATATATCTGTACGGCACAACATGTGTCAACTGGTGTACAAAGCAACTGGTACAGTTCTGATTTCCCAGCATACTGGGATCTCTATGCTGAGGGACTGAACTTCCGAGGTGCTTTTACAACTGCTACTTATTATGGCATCAATGATGTCATTAAGTATGGCGGACAAGAGTATCGTACAACTGTTCCCTTCCAAGTCGCTAGCGACTTCACAATGCAGGGGGTTTCTACTAGTTACCATGATCCTGCTGGAGTAGGTTCGGATGGTTTCTATCCTCCCGCATCTAATTTTACAGACTTTAATAAAGCTTTTACTAACGAGGGTCTTTACAGCGCAGCCAGGCGATACGAAAGAGGAGACATCGTTGAGTACATCGGTGCATCTTATGTTGCTATCGGTACTAACCCTCTAGGTGCTCAACCAAACGAAAACGCTGATCAGTGGACAGTTCTTGTTGGTGGTATTGGTACTGGAGCAGGTTCTACCTACGATCCTAATGAAATCTATGCTCGTGGTGAGATTGTAACCCTTGGTGGTAACACTTATATTGCTGACCAAGTTAAGATTCTTGCAGACAATAGACCAGTTGGTACTGCTATTACTACCCTTGATACTGGTACTAATGGTTGGTCTCTGTTAACCAGAGGATTTAACTGGAGAAGTACCTGGAGTGGTTCTGGTGTATATGAGATCGGTGATGTTGCCGAGTTCTCATCTTCTGCTTACATCTCAGTAGCTTCATCGAACATTAATGTTCAACCTGGTACTGCTGTTACCATGTGGGCAGCATTTGCTATCGGTGATAGTGCAGCACTGCTGACAACCAAAGGTGACTTGCTTACTAGAGATGGTACTGGTCCTACGAGACAGGGTATTGGTACGCAAGGTACATATCTAAGAGTCTCTTCTAATGATGAGATTGAGTGGCAGTATCCTGGTCTTCGCACCAAGGTATACTATGTTGATGCCCAGCAGGGTAGCAATGATAATACCGGTCTTACCCCTGACAATGCTTGGGGTTCAATCGCTTATGCTTCTACTGCTGGTCAGATCAGAAGGGATGTTACAAACTTTGTTTATGATGAGACTAGTGGTGTTGCAACAGTTACTGCTGCTTCTCATGGTTTGTTCCCTCAGGGTCAGGTTAAGCTACAGGGTATTGGATTCACTTGCGCTGTTCAACACGCTGGTATTACTACTACTATCTTCCCAGATGGTACACAAGGATTCTTCTTCAAAGTTGACTCCGTTACTGACTCCGACACCTTCGTAACCAATGTTGGTATTTCTACGATTGCTCATACTTATGTGAGTGGTGGTGAGGTTACTGATGTATCTCCTATCATTCTTAAGTTGTCTGCTGGTGTATTCAGTGAGCAACTTCCTATTACTCTACCTAAGAACTTCTCCATTGCTGGTGATGTTCTGAGAGGTACGACTGTTGAACCAGCTGTTGGTCTTTCTACAGAAGGTCTTGTTCCTAACAGTCGCCAGACGATGTTCTTCGTGTCTGACTCCACTACGGTTCAGGCAATCACGATGCGTGGACTTCAAGGTTTTAGTTATGATGTAAACGATGCCTTTAATACTGATAAGTGGCAGGTTAAGACCGGTGTTGGTTCTACTGCTTGTGGCGTATACTTCAGACTGAATCCCGAAACTCCTATCCTTGAGCGTTCACCTTATATTAAAGATTGTACTGCATTCTCTAATGTATGTACTGATGGAACTGGGCATGAAGGTGCTATCGGTATCTTTATTGAGGGTGGTGTTCATGAAGGAAAACCAGAAGGATCTGGTGGTAAATCGATGGTGTTCGATGCCTTCACTAATATTCATTCTGGTGGTGTAGGATTCTTCTTAGAAGATGACGCTCTCTCTGAGATTGTTTCTTCCTTCACTTATTATTGTGCATTTGGATATGTTTCTGATGATGGATCTGAAATTAGATCCCTGTCAGGTAACAATTCCTATGGTACATACGGTGCTGTAGCTGTTGGATTCTCTACACTAGAAGTTGCTAGAACTGGTCGCCTCTTCGGTGACAAGATGTCAACTCAAGTTGGTACTCCTGCTGGTACTCTCTCTGTTGGTGCTACGATGCGTGGTACTGTATCAGGAGCTCGCGCTGTACTTACAAACAATCAGGTCTCTGCTGATATCTTATACTTTAAGTATGACAGTGGATTTGGTAACCCTGATGGCGCTAACGGTGCTGTTGGTGTTGGTACTACCGTCTTCACACCTGGAGAATTTATTGAATTAGATTCTGTTGGTGCTGGTGCTACCGGATATATTCAGATTGCATCAGCATCTAACGCCGTTAGTGGACAGAAAGATGGATTACTTGAAGTTACTGGATTGAGTACAACTCCAGTTGTTGGAGATGCGATTGGATTTACTACAGTTGGATTGGGATTCTCCGATTCCATCACTTATATTATTAGAACCGTAAGTGATTATGATTTCGCATCTGGTCGTTCGACGATTAACATTGCACCTGTAAAAGGCTCTGCTCCAGCATCGTTTGATAACCAAGAGTTCACGATGAGATCTAAGTTCTCTAAGGTGCGTCTCACGGGTCATGATTTCCTTCTGATTGGTACTGGTAACACTTCACAGACTAATTATCCTGATATTGATGAGAACACAGCTTCTCAAGGTAATGAGACTAATGTTCAAAATTCCGGTAAGATCTTCTTCGTTTCTACTGACCAAGGTGGTAACTTCAGAGTTGGTGAATTCTTCTCTGTTAACCAGTTGACTGGTGCTGCTACTTTGGATGCTTCTGCATTCAACCTGTCGGGTCTTTCTGAACTGAGACTGGGTGCTATTGGTGGTCAGATTGGTGAGGCAGTTAATGAATTCTCCTCCGATGAATTCATGGCTGGTGATTCTAACCAAGCATGTCCTACTGAGAAAGCAGTTCGTGGATTCCTTACTCGCGGTAAGATGGATACCACTTCTGGTATTCTTGTTCCACCTCGTGGTAATCAAGCTGGGCGTCCGACTGGTATTGATCTGATCGAAGGTGGTCTTCGCTACGATACTGATGCTGATGGATTTGAATTCTATAACGGATCTGGTTGGTTGCCTCTAGGTGCCTACGCTAATGTAGATGTTAGTGCTGATGGAACTACATTGGCAAACAGACAACAAGCTTGGTGTAATACTAGTGGCGGTGCATTCACTGTTACTTTACCTACATCTCCTGTTAAGGGTGATAGTATTAGATTCTTTGATGTTGCTAAGACATTTGATACTAATAGCCTTACGATTGGCAGAAATGGTCAACCAATCATGGGTGACTCTGCTGACTTGGTTGTATCTACTGAAGGTGCGGCATTTGAACTGGTTTACTATGATGGATCACAAGGATGGAGAATCATCACTATCTGATTCATACCACAGATACCACAAGGGAGAGCAATCTCCCTTATTTTTATTATGATGACATAAATACTACTACGAATTCACCATTAAGAATATAAGCAATGGCTGATTATCAAACCTATAAAAAAATCGATGCTGATGATGCAGTTATTGATGGAACCGTTGGTCCGGGCAAAGTAACGGGTGTATCTACAGGTAATGTCTGTAGAAGCTTTTACTTCAATTGCTGTCATAATGTCCCATGCAACGGTGGATGCTGCTACCTCTGGACCGTACCAGAAAAAGTGACCACTATTCAATTTGAAATTGTATCTGGTGGTGGATCAGGTTCAGGTGGTCGTTGCTGTGGTAATGGACCTGGCATGGGTGGAGGCGGCGGCGGTTACGCTACTAAAATGCAGTACGCTAACTGTGGTCACTTTACCGCTGGATCTAGTCAGTTTACTATTTGTGCTGCTTCCACTAGCAGATGTTCTTGTTGTGGATGTTGTCACGGTAGAACCGGTTGTGGATTTTATGGATGCCCTTCTTTCGTCTTAGGTGGTTCTTTAGGAACCTTCTGTATGCAGGGTGGATCCTATGCAACCCATCGATGCACTAATAGTTGCTACTCCTGTCTGAAAGTAGCACAAAGAAACAACTGCTTTAATGCTTGCTCTGCTTCTTGGCCTGATGGACAAACTAAACCTGATAACGGAAATCCAGAAAACGAATTTAAAATTTGTGGCTTGTCTGGTGGTGAACTGAAGCATTATGACTGTCACTCAAGATCATTTTCAGTTGCATCTTCTCCAGTTGGTCCTTGGACAAGCGGAAGAAACTTTGGAGTAGGTCGTTGCTCCTATGGTAACACTAGAGGATGCTGTTCTTCACCTTCCTTATTCCCTGGTGGAGGTGGACATAGCGGATCTACTCAAGGCAGCCAATGCTGGGGTGACTGGGGCGGCGGCGGTCTCGTAGTTGTTACAACCTGGTCCTGATAAATACTTACAACGGAGTACATTTTAGCAATGGCGCAAATTACTAAAACAATTGTTTATCCTGTACCTACCGAGTGGTATGGCGATAACCAGGATACAAATAGAAGTGGTATTTGTACATATACTGGACCAGATAGGATTACTTTCTGGTATGTAAATAATGGAACAGATGCTGATCCTATTTGGGAAGTAGAGCATTCTTTCCCATCTGATCCTGGTGAAGACAGAGATCCTCCAGCTGGAGCAAGAGTTATTGAGCTTAATGCTGATACTCATCCTATGAATGCAGTTGCAATGTATGGAGGCATTCTTCCTCCAGAACAGATTGTAACTCCTGCTGGTCCTGATTCAGAGCCTGACCCAATTCTTGATAACTATCTTTACTTCAATGAAGTATATGATATGTGCTCGTTTGGTTATAATTTTGAGACTAGTCTTTGGAATACAGGTAGATTCTCTGGTCCTCACACAGAAATTGATTTAGAAGATGAGACTGCTAGTCATTCCTTTGGGTGGGAAGAAGTAAGAAGAACACGGGATAAATTACTTGCAGAATCTGATGGTAAAATTCCTTCAGATGCTCCAGAAGGTTATACTAGTCAGTGGACAGAATATCGTCAAAAGTTGAGAGAGCTACCCAATACTTGGAGTAGTGTTGGTAACAATACTTATCTGATCGTATGGCCTAGAGAGCCTGGTGATCGTGAAGCATTTACTGGAGCGTCTCCTGAGACTGGACTGGATTCAACTGATATTACCACTGAAGGAGCCTAATTACCATGGCGGATTATCAGACCTATAAAAAAATTGATGCTAATGATGCATTTATTGATGGAACTGTAGGTCCAAGCAAAGTAACGGGTGTATCTACGGGTAATGTTTGTCGAAGCTTCTATTTTAACTGTTGTCATAATGTCCCATGTAATGGTGGATGTTGTTACCTCTGGACCGTACCAGACAAAGTAACTACGATTCAATTTGAAATTATATCTGGTGGTGGATCAGGTTCAGGTGGTCGCTGCTGTGGCAATGGACCTGGTATGGGTGGCGGTGGTGGTGGTTATGCCACTAAAATGCAGTACGCTAACTGTGGTCACTTTACCGCTGGATCTACTCAGTTTACAATTTGTTCGGCATCTACCAGTAGATGCTCCTGCTGCGGTTGTTGTCATGGCAGAACCGGTTGTGGATTCTATGGGTGTCCTTCTTTCGTCTTAGGCGGTTCTTTAGGAAACTTCTGTATGCAGGGTGGAGCTTACTCCACTCAAAAGTGTACAGTTACTTCTTGTTATGCATGTGCTAAGGTAGCACAAAGAAGCAACTGCTATAATGCTTGCTCTGCTTCTTGGCCTGATGGGCAATCTAAGCCTGATACTGCAAACCCAGAAAACGAATTTTATATTTGTGGTTTGTCTGGTGGTGAACTTAGATCATATGCTTGCCACTCTGACGACCACGCAATTAATTCTTCCCCACCTGGTCCCTGGTCTACTGATAGAAACTTTGGTACAGGTCGTTGCTCTTATGGTAACAACAGAGGATGTTGTTCTGTACCCTCCCTATTCCCTGGTGGTGGAGGAGGTAGTGGATCTTCACAAGGTGGACAATGCTGGGGTGATTGGGGTGGTGGTGGACTGGTTGTTGTTACAACTTGGTCCTAAAACGAAATTCACTTTTTAATTCCATAATTTCGGGGAAAATTTCCCCGGAATTTTTTTTGATTTTTAGGATTTTATAAAATGTTTGAACTAAATGAAAATCTTGATGTTAGCATTAATAGAGTAGGACCGCAAAATAGAACGATTATAACTGTCGATAATTTTTATAAAAATCCAGACGAAATAAGAAATCTCTGTTTAAGCTTGGATAGAAAAACCGATCAGGATTTGATAGGCGGTCTTCCTGGTCAAAGAATATTCAAAGAGACTTCGGAAGTAAAGAAGAATCTTAAGTCCTTTTTTGATGAGTATTGTCTAGACAATTCTCTATGGTCTAAGAATACTGATAAAAGATCGTATGAATTCAAGTGGGATACTGTTGGATTCATGTGTAATGTTATGAATTATGATAGTGCATTTCATGCACCATGGTTCAATCTTCCTCATCAAGATTCATATCTGCAAGATCTTGCTACAGATTTAAATCAGTTTGGTGCAGTGATTTATTTGAATACTCCAGAAGAATGTCAAGGTGGTACAAATTTATATTCGTATAAAGGGCAGATGTCTCTTCCATATAAGGTAACGGAATATATTGACAAACCCGAGGGATTTGACGATGAGGTTACAAGACCTGAACAATGTTTTCCATACATCAGAAAGTGGTTGTATGGTGATAGAGAGTGGAGAGTTGAATATGAGGCTGAAATGGTGTATAATAGATGTATCTTTTATGAATCTGATGTAATGCACTCGCAGAACATTGATCATGGGATGTTCACCGAACATGATCGAGTGAATCAGGTTTTCTTTTTATAACTATATACTTTGTTGACCAAATTAGTATGAGATCAAAAGCATTCTTCATTAATGGAGGAGCTGGTAGAGTTATCACCTCCATCCCTGCCTTTGAAAAATACGCAGAAACACATGATGATTTTATCATTGTGTGTGAGGGTGGGATGAATTTCTACAAGTCACATCCAGTCCTTCACAAATACGCATACGACAACTGGCATAAAGATCTTTTTGAAGATAAAATCAAAGAAAGAGATTGTGTCACACCTGAACCATATCGTCGTTGGCATTACTACAATCAAAAATGTAGTATTGCTCAAGCATTTGATATGGAAATCAATGGTATTGATGAGCCTAGGGATCTTCCTAAACCTACAATTAAACTAGCAAAGCATGAGGGTATTCAAGGTCTTCAGCTAGTTGATGAGGCAATCAAAGTTACTGGAAAGGAAAAAGTTATCGTTGTACAGCCTTTTGGTAGAGGTGTAATGGACGAGGGTGGATATATTTTTGACCCAACATCTAGAAGTTTTAGTCTTGGAGATATTAGTAAAATTGTTAATGATCTCAAGAAGGATTATTGTGTAATTGTAATGTCTGAGTTCCCATTTCAAACAGAGGAGGGAGACTCTAAGTATCCATTTATTCTACCTCAAATTCCTGATGTCCGTATCTGGACATCTATTATTAATAGAGCAGACCATTTCTTGGGTTGCGACTCTGTTGGTCAACACATTGCAGCTGCAACTGATACTAGTGTAACAGCAGTGATTGGATCAACATATCCTATTAATATTAGCTATCCAAATGACAATCAATTTGATATAATTGATTTAGGAGAGGATAAAAGAACATTCTCTCCCATTAGATTGACAATGGAAGACTATGCTGATATGCAGAATGATGAATGCATGGCAATGGCAGAAGATGATATTCAAAGTGTGCTGAAGTCTTGTAGAGATAGACTTGGAAAACCGGTAAAGAAAAAAGAGACAACAGAAACCCCTACAAAAGGATTTGGTAAATGACACAGTGGATTGCTGGTATCACTCGCGGACACAACGCTGGAGTATGTCTTCTAAAAGATGGTGAGCTTATTTTTGCTGTTGAAGAAGAGAGATTATCTCGTCGTAAATATGATGGTGGACCTATTGCTTCACTATTAGAGATCCAGAAGTATACTGATAAACTTGATTATCTTGTTGTTGGTCATACTCAATTGATGGACAGAGATTGTGGTCATCTTGAGTATAGCAATGAGGCAATCTATGTAGGGATGGCAAGAAAACTTGGTTTGATTAAAGATGTAGAACCAGATCCAAGCAAGATGCATCCTCAAGTTGTTGATGTTGGTAATGTTCATCATAAACTTCATGCCGCTGCTGCTTTCTATAGGTCTGGATTTGAAGAAGCAGCTGCACTTGTAGTTGATGGAGCAGGAACCTTCATTCAGTTTGATGTAATGGGGCAGACTGAAACTGTATGGGAAACTGAAACTATTTTTGATTGTAAGTTTCCAAATACAATTAATACCACATACAAACATCTCGGAACTCGTGGTCCCTGCTGCACAAATTATGTTCCTAAAATGGAAGCAGCAATGGCTTATCCTGGTGAAACTGGTTTCTTCTCTTATACTCTCGATGAAACTGCAGGTATCGTAAAAGCATACGAAGCTGCTACACAATACTGTGGTTGGCATGCTATCGAGGCTGGTAAAACTATGGGATTATTTCCATATGGAGAACCTAACGAAGAAGTTCCCACTCTGTTTAAAGAGGTTGGAACAGTAGATAGGAATGTTATTGTTCCTACTTATCCTAATGCTGGGCATGTTAATGTTCAAGAATATCCTTTTTTAAACAATCACGAGTCTGACGATATAACTAAACTTAAGAATCGTAGAGACTTTGCCTATGCAGTACAAACTGAAACGCAAGAAGCAGTTTTGAAGCTAATCTATAAAGCAGTTGAACTCACTGGTAAAAAGAATGTTGTTCTTTCTGGCGGATATGGATTGAATTGTGTAGCAAACTATTGGTATCTTGATAAGTTGAAAGAAGATGGTATCAATCTCTTTGTTGAACCCGTCAGTAATGATGGTGGAACTGCTATTGGAGCTGCCTTATATGTACATTATCAATTGAATGGTAAGGAACAAACAACAGTTCCTTCTAGAATTACCGATTTGTACTATGGTCCTGACCATAACTATACTATTGAGCAGATTATTGATACTGCTGACAAGTATAGTGGTATTGTGAGTGATGCTAACAATGACGATGTAATTAATTTGATCTCTAATGAGAATATCGTCTCACTTTTCCAAGGAAAATCAGAAGCTGGTCCTCGCGCTCTCGGCAATCGTTCTATTCTTTATGATCCCCGTGATTCTGAAGGTAAAGATTTTGTCAATAAGGTGAAACATCGTGAATACTTCCGTCCATTTGCTGGATCTATTCTTGCCGAGCATGCCGATGAATGGTTTGATTTGCGCGGGATGGAAGATACTCCCTTCATGATGTATGCGGTTAAGTGTCAACCTGGCATTGAAGAAAAAATTCCAGCTATTATTCATGTTGACGGAACATGTCGTATTCAAACTGTTACTGAAGAACAGAACAAGAATTACTATGACCTCATCAAAGCCTTCTATGATGCTACGGGTTGTCCGATTTTGTTTAATACCTCTTTCAATCTTGGTGGTGAACCTCTGGTGGAGACCCTGGACGACGCTTGCCGTACTCTTGCTAACTCTGACATCGAGTATCTTTATCTTCCTGAATATGGTAAAATAATCCAGGTATCTAATGACTAAGAAAGTTTTTGTAAATGGAACCTTTGATATCCTTCACTCTGGACATTTGCAACTCTTAGAGTACGCAAAGTCTATGGGTGATGTGGTAGTTGTTGGTATTGATAGTGATGAGCGGGTAAGAGAAAAGAAAGGTCCCTCTCGCCCAATAAATAACGCCGAAGATAGAGCATACATGCTACAAAGTCTCAAGACTGTAGATCATGTAGTTCTATTTGGTTCTGATGAAGAACTAGAAAAGTGCATAGCTGTTACTGCACCTGATATAATGGTAGTAGGATCTGATTGGGAAGGAAAAACAGTCATTGGATCTATGTACGCTACTGAATTACATTTTTTCCCTAGATTAGAAGATTATGCGACTAGCAAAACCATACAAAGTATTATTGATCGGGGATAGTTGTACTGATGAATGGGTCTATGGTCCATGCAATAGACTAAGCCCAGAGGCACCAGTCCCTATACTAATCCAAGATCAAAAAGAACAGGCACCTGGCATGGCTGCCAATGTTCGTGCCAATTTGGAGTCTCTTGGTATTGATGTAACCTTCCTTACTAATAAGGAATCTCTTACTAAAACGAGATATATTGATATCCGATCTAATCAACAGATTGTTCGAGTAGATAATGAACCCAATGTAAAGCCTTTACATCCGTCTGAATTGCAGATGGCTCTATTGCATGATACATATGATGCTATTATTATTTCGGACTATAACAAAGGATATATTCCTGCTGCAAAAACAATCAGTGACATTGCTAGCAGGTATCCTAATACATTAATATTTGTGGATACGAAAAAAACTATACTCCCTACGGAGCATAGTAATGTCATCTATAAAATTAACAAGAAAGAGTTTGAGAGTTTAGATTCAGATCATATTCCAAACTCTACGAATATAATTGTTACCATGGGGTCTGAAGGTGCTGCATGGAATAAGAAAAAGTTTCCATGTACAGATCTTGTTCGGACATTTGATGTGACTGGAGCTGGAGATACTTTCCTTGCAGCTTTAGTTTTCTATTATATTCAACTTCCGTCAATGGATGAAGCAATTTGTTTTGCTAATAAGGCTGCTGCTATTGCAGTACAGAATCCTGGTACATATATTCTCACTATGAATAATGTTGATAGGATTTTAAATATATGAGATATACTGTTGATATTGACGGTACTATATGTTATCCTGGACAAGGTGAACACAGGTATACACATGCAACACCCATGTGGGATCGCATACAGATAATAAATAAACTTTATGATGAAGGTCATATCATTACTTATCTTACTGCTAGAGGTATGGGTAGATATAATAACGATAGAGAGCTATCTGAGAAAGAGTTTTATGAATTTACTAAGAATCAAATAGAATCATGGGGATGTAAGTTTCATAATCTATACTTAGGAAAACCTTCAGCTGATTACTACATAGACGACAAGGGAATTAATGACAAAGACTTCTTCAATTAAGGTAGTCCCCAAAGGATGGGGATATGAAAAGTGGATTGTAAATAATGAAATGTATTGTGGCAAACTCTTATTCATTGAAAAGAATAAGAGATGCTCCTGGCATTACCACAAAATAAAAGATGAGACTTTCTACTTACAGAGTGGTCTCATCTCATTGTATTTTGGGTGGGGTGAAGATCTTAGTAAAGCAGAGCTCAAAGTCTTAGAACCTGGAGATAAGTTTTATGTCCCTACTGGTCTAAAGCATCAGATGATTGCGTTGGAAGACTCAGAATTGTTTGAATTCTCAACGCAACACTTTGATTCAGACTCAATCAGAATTCATCGTGGTAATTGACATAATCAGCAACGGTTTTGAACTTATAGTTTAACCAATTCATATCTGCCTGAGTATTGTATTGATACTTACCAACGAGGTTTGGTGGGAAAGGAATTTCCTCTACCATAGCCTCGGTTTTTTGTGCAACTAAATCTGCCACCTCTTGAATAGTAATTGCAGCACCAGTTCCTAAGTCATAGATACCACTACCTGCACTATTAGTCAGCACAACATTTACAATGTCTCCTACCCAGATATAATCTCTATGTACCTTATTTGATCCCTCAAAGGGATGAACTTTGCCTGTAGCAGATTGCCACTTGAACTTACTTATAAGGCTTGCCTGCTCTCCTTTGTGGACTTCACCGCTACCATATACATTAAAGAACTTAAATCCTTGGATGTGTGAGAATCTATGCATATTATCTTGCACCCAGTAATCAACTGTTGCTTTTGATAATGCGTAGTGGTTTAGGGGATTAATGATACCATCAGTTGACATGCAACTACCATAAGTAGAAGCAGAAGAGGCATACTTGACGGGAATACCATGCTCAATTGCTTTTTCAAATAGCTTGATGCTATAATCAATATTATACTTGTAAATTAAATCTACATTTTTATCTGTTGTGAATGAGCGAGCACCCATGTGGATGATTGTGTTTACTTCTTCCCAACGATTGAATTTATTCAACAGGTCAAAGCAGTTATCAATATCAATTTCAAGCACATCGGTCATGCTTTTAGTAAAGTGACCACCAATGAATCCTTTCGCTCCAGTAACAATATTCATAGTAAGGCTCTTTATAATATATATTCTACCATACCTAAATATAAAAAAGGTGCTCACCTATAGATTTTGAGGCATGACTCTTAAAAGATATACCCTGGCAGTTACTAGTGCAGATCGTTGGAATGAGATCCATGGGGCTCTCACTATCGACTCTAATCAGGACGGAATCCCAGACAGAAAAATTACTTGTACCGATGAGCACTCAATTAGTGCAGTTCGTGGTACTTATGAGTTAACGGATGACGAGGCTCAAGAGATTGCTCGTCATCCCTATGTTAAGTGGATCGAACTTTCACTAAAAGACAATAGAGAAAGCTTTCCAGATCCATCTCTGGTAATGCCGTTAAGGTTTGATAGTGATGTTAAAATCTATAGAGATTTAGATAGTAATGGTCCACCAGCTTCAAGTCCAACCTCTGCAGAATTAAATAGAACAAACTGGGCTTTGCCTAGATTGTCTGGTATTGCAACCAACGGACAGTTTTGGAGTAATGTAGTTGGTGATATTGCACCGGTTACTGGTAACTTTGACTTCTTATATGACGGTAGAAATGTAGATATTGTTATTCAAGACTCTGGTACTCTACAATCACACCCAGAATTCTTGAACGACGATGGATCAAGTAGGGTGCTTGACATTGTTCTTGACTTCCCGTATTTTCTTGACCCTGGTTACTTTAATAGTCGTGGATATGTTTATACATTAGAAGATGGATCTACTGGTATTGATACTTCTAGAGCTGAAGCATGGTGGGAAGATAACAATGCTAGATCTTCTGAATTCGTTCTTCTTCCTGAAGTAGTTATTCCTTCTGGTTACAATAGAAATGGTGCTATTGGTATTGGTACTGCAGGTGGTAATAACTTAGGTAGTGGTCACGGTACTGCAGCTGCATCTCTTGCTGCTGGTAAAAACTTTGGTCTAGCATTTAAGTCAAACATCTGGGCAATGCCTTGTGTGTCTGATAATGTTGGTATGGATATTGAGACATCTTATGATCTCATTAAATTTTTCCATCAATACAAACCAGTAAACACGCAAACTGGTGTAAGAAATCCTACAGTTGTTAATGGTTCTTGGGGTTATCAAGCTGCTGTTACTGGAGCGGGAGTTATACAATATAGGTTTACTGGTATTACTAGTAGCATTGACCTGAGTACTATTGCAGCTGGAGCTCCAGCTGGTGTCGAAGATATGATTATTGGTTTCAATAATCAGGTAATTGGTGCTAATAAATCATGGTCTTCTTCATCTAGATCTAGCGCCACTGATGCTGCTGGCGGTGAGATGATCGAAGCTGGCGTAATTATGATCGCTGCTGCTGGTAATAACAACCAGTATATTGGTCTTGGATTTACGGATCCTCATAGACTCAATGGTGTTGCCGACCAATTCTTTGGTGCTAATGATCCAAGGGCTGAGTTTGGTGGACAGAGAACACCAACATCCCATAGAGATTGGATGAATCCTCAGGGTATTGGTTTTGATGATACTACTGGTTATCACCCTACTATTAATGTTGGTGCTCTGGATGACTTTGTAGAATCAAACTACAAAGAAAGAAAAGCTCAATATTCTAATAGTGGTCCTGGTGTTGACATTTTTGCACCTGCCGAGGATACTTTAGCTGCTGGTCTTCCTAGCGGAACTTATGCAGACTTCCAGAGATATGATAATCCTACCCATTTTGACGCTAACTTCAACGGTACATCTGCTGCTGCCCCTGTAGTTACTGGTCTTGTAGCTCTATACTTGCAGAGAAAACCTGACGCCACATCTCAGGAACTGAGACAGTGGTTGCTGAATGATTATGGTCAGGGTGTTGGACTTGGTGCAACGGATTATTCTACTGTTGCTGCTGGTAGCACACAGATTGGTTCCGATTTACTCTTTGACCAGTTTCCAACTTCTGACTATGGTGATTCTGATTTTCAGTGGTGGACTGGTCAGTTCAACCAAAGAAGTCCTGATGGAGAGGGTGGCAGTGTAGCGATTGTTTATCTTGATACTGCTTCTGGTATTCTGACAGAATCTGCCGGTATTACAGAACCTAGTATTGAATCCCCAATCAACAATGATGTTGGTGTTAGTACTGAAAGCTTACAGATAAGATCTAGTAACTATGTTGCTATTGGAGATACTACCGTATCTGGTACTCTAAAAGCAGTTGAGTTGCAACTCTCTACTACATCTGACTTTAGTAGTATTGTCTGGGAATCTACTGGAGAGAATAATACTAATCTAAATCAAACAATTGATGTACAGTTAGCAGGTTTTACTACACACTATGCTCGTGTAAGGCATCTTTCTAATGATGATGGCACAGCATTCACTTCTTATACATCTAATTATTCTGTAGGTATTGTTTCCTTCGCTACTCTGGGTAACGCTCCTGGTGTACAGGCACCTACGATTATTAGTCCTGTCAGTGGAACTACTCTACAGCAGAGATTTGGTATTGCTCTTGTATCCAGTGCATTCGTTTCTATTGATAGTGAAGCAGTATCTGGTACTCTGAAGGCAGTTGAATTTCAAGTTGCTGAGGATTCTGGGTTTAGCACTGTAGTATTTACTAGTATTGGTAACAATAATACTTCTCTATCTCAGATAATTTCTGATGGACTTAACTCTAGCCATACCTTCTATGTAAGATGTCGTCATCTTTCTAATGCTGATGGTACATCTGGTGTTGCACATATCTCTCCTTGGTCTGCAACTACCACCTTTACCACTCCTGGCGCTGCTCTTGCTGAGGTAGGTAGACTTGCTTCTATTAAAACTACCTTAACGAATGGTGTTGTTGAACCGGTTCTGTTATATGAGGCAGATAACCTCCTTGAGGTTAGTATCAGTGTTGCTAACCAGAACGACTTCCGTTCTACATTCTCTATTGGTATCTCCAGTACTCCTGGATTCAAGAGAAGTGATTTTATTACCTATGGTATTCCTCTTGATAGGGGTGGTACGAGACTAATTGAGAAGGTTGGTATCAAACCTGGTGATAAAATCTTCGTATCATCCTTTGACCCTAATATTTCTTTCCTTGCTTTTGCTACTAGAAAGTTTGATAAGTTGGGTCCTGACTCTGCTTTGGTTCATGGTAGAAGAAGATCTGGTACTCTTGGATTCAATCCTCCCTTCCAGATTAATACTAACCTTGAGTTCTTCACAGCACAAGAAGATAGCTTAGTCACAGTTCACGCTACAAACCAGAACTCTGACTCTACTGTTGGTATGTCAGTTGGTCTGTCATCTGGTGGTATCGCTGAGTTCCAAGAATCTGACTACTTAGTATTTGGTCTTAGACTTGCTCCTTTGCAGGATGTTCAGATCGACAACCTTGCTCTTGCAAAGGGTCAGAGTCTGATTGTTCGTGGATCTAAACCAAACCTGACTTTTGTTGCTCACTCTGTACCTCAGGATCCTGGTCCTTCTGGCATCGGTACAAACATTAATGTTAATACTACTGGTAATATTACTGCAAATTCGTTCTTTGGTGATGGTTCCGGTATCACTGGTGTAACTGGTGTTGGTGCAGGTGTCATTATTAAGGATGATGATAGTCCTATTGGTACTGCTGCTACTATTAATTTCGGTCAAAACCTGACAGTATCTCAAATCTCTGCTGGTATTGTTACTATTACTGCTGCAGATACCGTAGGTGTTGCACAAACTGCTAATAGTCTTGCTGATGGAGTTTCTGTTCCTAGAGCAACTTATGCTGACTATGCTACCATTGCTGGACTAGCTACAGTAGCAACTACAGCAACCTCGGCACTTACTGCTGACAGTGCAACAACTGCAGGAACAGCTTCTGAACTAGACTCTGGTGCTACAATTACATCTAATAATGACATCACTGCACCGAGATTTATTGGTGACGGATCTCAGTTAACTAATATTGTTGCTTCTGGTTCTGGTGTTATCATTCAAGACTCTGGATCCGCAGTTGGTACAGCAGGAACAGTTAACTTTAATGCTGGTCTTGATGTAAGTCCAGTCTCTGCTGGTATCGTTACAGTAACGATTAATGAGGCACCTCGTGCTACACTTGCAGGTATTGCATCTGAGGCTATTGTCGCTGGCATTGCCACCTACGCTACGCTCGCTGGACTCGCCTCTCAAGCAAACAATGCACTCTTTGCTAACAGTGCTAGTTTCTCCACCTTAACGGGTGCTGCAGACACCGCTAAGAACCTTTATACGCAGTTTGAGGGTACATTCAAGCCTCTACCTACTACTATTGGTACGAAGACAACAGATCACAGATATTATGGCATCGGATCTGATCGTTCTATCAATGTTCAGGGTTATGAATCACCTTACCTAAGATTTGAAGTAGGTCAAACCTATCGCTTTGAGAATGCCTCACAGCAGGCAAACTATCCGATCAGGTTCTACTATGCTGCAGATGGTTCTGCAGTAGGATTTGGTACAACAACTCCGAACCAGTTCTCTGATAATGTAACTGAGACTGGAACTTATACTGAAATTCTCATTGATGAGAACACACCTCAGCTTCTGTACTATGGTGCTGGTATTGGAACTCTGTTTGGAAGCATGGGTAACTCTATCCAAGTGTTTAATAATGATTTCCATAAGGTCAGCAGAGTTGGGGAGTTTAAGAATCTTGTAGGTCTCAAGACTGCTACTTACACTCAGTTCTATGAGGGTCGTTCTACCTCCTGGTATACAAATACCAATCTCGGTGTTGGTAACAGCGACTATATCCCTGGAGATCGCTCACATAATGTAAGCTCTATCGTTCAAACCGGTACTGGTATCTACAATATTAACTTTGCTGATGCAATGAATGACACTGATTATGCTGTCATTGGCATCGCGAGTGGTACTAATGCCTTCCCAGGTGGTATTGTTAATCTTAGGATTTCTGACAGAACGGTTAACGGATATACCGTTAGGGTGTATAATGGAATCCCTGCCCTTGAAGACTTGGGCGAACTTAGTATTATGACACTTGGTGGACAAGATGGAGAACGGACCTACATCTAGGATTATTAACTATGATAAGGTGGTCACTCAGTTGCCCACCTTTGTTATTGAAAATGGTCCTGAAGAATTCAATAGATTTAAGGATATAATTTTAGAGAAGAGATCTCAAGATCCAGAATATTTGGACACAGATGAAACCGCAGGTCATTCTGTCAAGGCATGGCTGACCAAGTGGGATACTCATCAGACCGACAAAAGGTTTGTGGATATTGGTAATTATGTCATTTATGTGCTAAACTATATTACAGGGGAAGTATTTCATACTAGTGTAAAGTATAAACTCTCTTCTCTATGGGCAGTAGTAATGGAGGAGGGTGATCAAGCTATCCCTCATGATCACTTTCCATCAGCATGGTCATGTGTCTACTATATTGATGTTGAAGAAGATGTTGCTCCTATCTTATTGGAAGATAAGGAAGTGCATGTAAAGAATGGGATGTTAGTTTTGTTTCCTGGATTCATTACACATCAAGTTCCTCCCACGAAGGGGAGAAGGATTGCTGTTGCTATGAACATTAGTATTGTTGATGAATCTTAATTATGACCAATGTAGAAATTAGTAAAGTATCCGTTGAGATGCCAATTTTTGAGTCTAAATGGACTGAAAGGTTGGATGAATTCAAACAGAATATTTTAGATCACAAAAAAGAAAACCCCGATAGTGTCTCTGATAATAATGTCGGAGCGAATTGGAGATCTTCTTGGAATCTTCACGAGGTTGATTCTAGATTTTCTTCAATTGCAGATTATTTTGAGAATTTTGCTAACTCTATTGGCGAGCAGTACTTTCATAGTAACGGCATATATGAGGTAACTAATCTATGGGCTATGGATTATGGTCCAAATGAGGGGACAAAATTTCATAGTCACTTTCCCTCAGCGTTGTCTTTCATTTTCTATATTGATGTGGAAGAAAACTCTGCTCCTATTTGTTTTGGAGACTCATGTACACCAGTAGAAAATGGATTAATTTTAGCATTTGACGCTAGCTTACCCCATTGGGTTCCTGATAATCATGAGGGAAGAAGAATAGTCATTTCGGCAAATGTTGATCATGTGCCCCCACAGCTCCGGGGATATAAAAGAGCAATTTAATTTTTTTATAAATCTACTTGTAGGTACAGCAGTAAGTTATGTTTACAATCTACTCAATGCCAGGTTGCGGTCACTGTCGTCAAGTAAAACAGCTCATGGAGATTACAGAGCAGAAGCATGTAGTCTACACATTAAATCAGGATTTTACTATTGAAGAATTTCAAAATGAATTCAATACACAGTATTTTCCTCAGGTAGTTCACAACGATAAAGTTGTTGGAGGAGCTGCCGAAACTGTGCAGTATTTTAAAGAGCAAAATCTTGTCTGAACCAGAACTAAATAAAGATACCCACGGAAATCGGGGGGTAGAGTTCATTCTCAGCGGAGTAAAAAAGAAAGAACAACCAAAAACCTTTCAAATTAAGTTCGGTAATATGGTATCTTTTTTCAAGAGAGATATTGTTCTACATCTGAATTTTTATTTGGACATCAGAAAAAATAATTCCTCGGAGTAAAACAATGCTAGCTGTAAGTTTAGTTGCAGGATCGTTCTTGGTCGTAGGTGCATTAATCGTTGGATGTATGCTAGGATGGGTACTTAGAGAATATATGATGTACCATCATGATCGTCCAGATCAACAACAAGTTCTCCACCCCGAAATGTATGATGAGAATGGAAATATTCTTCCTGACTCATTAATCGCCTTTCGTTTTAATGAAGATGAAGACGATGACGAAGACTAATTATTAATTTCAAAATCATGAGTAAATTACCACCACATCCACTACAGTCTGAAATTTTACAAGCTGTATCGAGTGCAAAAACTAAAGCAGCAAAAATCAATCTGCTCAAAGAGCATAGATCTCCTGCTTTAGTCTCTCTATTTGTGTGGAACTTTGATGATAGTGTCAAAAGTGCCATTCCTGAAGGAGATGTTCCATTCACTCCAAATGATTCTCCTACTGTTGAATCTCAGAGTAAATTAGCTAGTCAGTATAGAACCCTTTATAACTATGTGAAGGGAGGTAATGATACTCTCAAGAGAACTCGTAGAGAATCTTTGTTTATTGAGCTTTTAGAGTCGCTTCATCCCGATGAAGCAGAAATTATCTGCTTGGTTAAGGATAAGAACTTGAGTAAGAAGTATCGTATCACTCATAATGTCGTCAAGGAAGCATACCCTGATGTTGAGTGGGGCGGTCGTAGTTGAGTAAATTGAGTAATGAAAGAGTAATTATCCTGCATGAGGATTGTGACCCGGAATTGGCAAATGATAAAAGTTTGCCAAATTCTGCTTTTTTAGTGGAATACTATGATTCAGAGGGAAATAAAAAATATGACATTTCCTCATCTTATAAACAAGTAGATCTTTTTGATTTTTATTACGATAAGTATAAAAAAGGATTTAAGGGGTGGATTCAAACCGAGGGTAGAATCAATCCAAAAATGTATGGGTATAAAAGTAAAAACAAAGAGACTAAAAAGTAATTTAACTTTTATTTTCAAGAATCCGGGGAAAAAATCTCCGGGTTTTTTTTGCCCTATGGGGTTGACATAAATAATGATAGTGGTCTATAATAGACCTGTCGTTCATCCCACTCTTGGGTGGGACGCAAGTAAGTCGCGGAACGGAGTCGTTCATCTCATGCTAGAAATATTATTCTATTCATCACTCACTTGTGCTCAAGCTGATGCAGTTATGCTTCGGATGAAAGCAAATGAGAATATTCCTCCCGAATATAAGGTGGAATTGATTGAGGTCATGAAGGAGTCAACGCCTGATTGCTACCCATGGGACGCACACGACTGAAGGAACGGGAAAAAACGGATCCAGCGAAAGCTGAGAAGGTTAATTTTCACCCAACTTCAGGAGTAAACCGATGTCTACAATCACATACCGTGGCGTCAAGTATGACGCAGACCAGTACAAAGCAAAAGTAATTGAGGAGCAAACTGCTCGTCAAAATCACGAATTAATGTATCGTGGTATTAAAGTTGAGCGTAAGTTCGCATCAAAAAGCTGAGTACTAGATTGGACGAATTAGAGAGGACTCTTGACGAGTCCTCTTTTTTTGTGTATAATGGTCAAAACCTCATTCTTTTATGGACAGACAAGTTTTAAAGGGTTTGGTCTTGACCATGAAAGCATTGGTGCAAGAACTAGAATCCGAAGTGTTCTCTAATACAGAAGCTTATCAACAAGATAATCGCGAAAACTATGATGATCCAGTAGAATACTTTGGAGACGGAGACGATGACGGATATGCAGACTGACTGGAGATATACTCCAGAAAAAATGGAAGTTAGAAACTCTGCTCTATCAATCCTTTTGAAGAATTTTGGTAGTGAGTTGAATCCAGATGGATCTCCTAAATATTCAAACAAGAGCATATATGAATGTGCTCATGATTGGGTATCCCAAGGAAATATGATAACTCATGGACTACTAAAATACTACGAGGTCTACTATGCGGATGAAGGACACAATTCGTTTAACCAAGGAAGCACTTAAACAACCTTGGTTATATACAGATGAAGAACTTTTGTATATGAAGAAAGCAAGGAAAGTTGCTAAAAAGGGATTAAAATTAAAACAACTGAAAGGAAATCATGGAAAAAGTGAGACTAGTTCAATCGACTCCGAATCCAGAGGAGACGATGGCGTACATAGCAAGGGTTTCAAATCCTAATAATCAGGACAATCCTAGCTTTGAAGGTCTCTTGAAGTATTGCATTAAGCATGGACATTGGTCTGTGTTTGAGCAAGCATACATGACTTTAGAAATTGAAACTTCTAGGGCAATCGCAGCTCAAGTGCTCCGTCATCGTTCTTTTACCTTCCAGGAATTTTCGCAAAGATATGCTGACAGTTCTATGTTAGCTAGTAGCATTCCTATTCCTGAATTGCGTGGACAAGATTATAAGAATCGTCAAAATAGTCTTGATAATGTTGATGCATTTAAAAGGCAAACTTTTGAGATTGCCATACAGAAATACTTCACTGAAGGTATGGATCTATATCAGACCATGCTAGACCGTGGAATCGCCAAGGAGTGCGCTAGAATGGTGCTTCCCTTAGCAACCCCCACAAAAATCTATATGACAGGCTCATGTCGCTCGTGGGTGCATTACATCGATCTTAGAAGTGCTCATGGCACTCAGAAAGAGCATATGGATATCGCAGTTCAGGCTAAGAGCATTTTCTGCGAACAGTATCCTACCGTAGGTAAGGCACTTAATTGGTCTTAATAAATAACTTCACATAATATTTTGATATGGCAACTTATCCCGTAGTAAACAAACAAACTGGAGAACAAAAAGAAGTAGTGATGAGTGTTCATGACTGGGTTTCTTGGACAGAATCTAATCCAGATTGGATGCGTGATTATTCTGACCCATCAACTATGCCTGGTGTAGGTGAAGTTGGTGAATGGAAAGACAAACTTCTTAAATCCAAACCCGGTTGGAATGAAGTATTAGCTAATGCACAAAAAACTGGTAAAAACTGCCAAAAACTTACTTTAGACTAAATTATGCCTAGGAAGAGAAAGTCCGATCCAAGTGCTGGTGCTGGAATGACCAGTAAGCAGATGAGAAGGAAGAAACCTATTAATACGGACTTCCTGGTTGATATTCAACCATTAACAGATAATCAAGAAACCCTATTCAAGGACTATTCTCAGGGGAAAAATATCTTTGCCTATGGAGCAGCTGGTACGGGCAAAACCTTTATCGTGCTTTATAATGCTATCAAAGATGTTCTTGATGAATACTCTCCCTATCAAAAAATCTATATTGTCCGTTCTTTAGTATCTACTAGAGAAATTGGTTTCCTTCCTGGAGATCATGAGGATAAATCAGCTCTTTACCAAATTCCTTATAAGAATATGGTAAAGTATATGTTTGAGATGCCTACAGATTCCGATTTTGAGATGCTGTATGGCAATCTGAAGCAGCAAGAAACTATTTCTTTCTGGTCAACATCATTCATTCGTGGAACTACTCTTGATGATGCAATTGTCATTGTAGACGAATGCCAAAACTTGAATTTTCATGAACTTGATAGTATAATCACTAGAGTTGGTGAGAATTCTAAAATTCATTTCTGTGGTGATGCTACCCAGACTGATTTGACTAAGACTTACGAAAAAAATGGCATCCTAGACTTTATGAAGATTTTAGAGCAAATGCCATCATTCGCATCAATTGAATTTGGTGTTGATGATATCGTTCGTTCTGGTCTCTGTAAAGAATATCTTGCTACTAAATTGGCACTCGGTATGTAATGTTTAATCATCTTGAAATTGAACTTCCTCGGTTAGAGAGGAACACCATTGATGGTGTACGATATTATGAAACACCTGACACAAAGATGGTATCCATTACCTCTATTATCAGTTTTTATAATAGAGAAATTTTCATCAAATGGCGGAAAAGAGTTGGAGAAGAGGCAGCAAATCTAAAAACTAAACTCTCTACGAGTCGTGGTACAGATATGCACACTCTTACAGAGCATTATCTAAAGAATGATGCTCTCCCTAAGGTAAAGCCTCTTCCTGAATTTTTGTTTAAAATTGCCAAACCTGATCTAAATCGGATTAGTAATATTCACACTCTAGAGGGATCTTTGTATAGTGAGCAATTAGGAGTTGCTGGTACTGTAGATTGTATTGCTGAGTATGATGGAGAACTAGCAGTTATTGACTTCAAAACATCGGCAAAACCTAAACCATATAAGTGGATTGAAGGATATCTTGTTCAATGTGCAGCTTATGCTTGTATGTACTATGAACTGACTGGCACACCTGTCAAAAAGTTTGTCATTATCATGGCATGTGAAGATGGGTCTTGCAAAGTGTATCAAGAGTATGATAAACTTAAGTACATGAAGTTACTTACCAAATACATCAGAAACTTCGCGGAGTATCACTTAAATGGAAAATGAATTAACAAAGGCATTGGGCAAAAAGTTCATGAATGCTGCAAAGTTCTCTTTAGAAATAGAGACTCTTGTATTAAAAGAAAAAATGAATTACATTGAAGCTATTGTGCTTTTTTGTGAGGAGAATAATATAGAAGTTGATTCTATTAGTAAACTGATTTCAAAACCACTAAAAGAGAAATTGAAGCGTGACGCTCAAGATCTTAATTTTATGAAGAAGACCACTAGAGCAAAACTACCACTCTAAATAAGCCAAGGCAAATAAGAAAGATGTCAGATTTTTTCGACTCAGAACTCGTTCAAGAGGAATTACAGGAAATTAATGAACTTCAGGAAGAAATCTATACTGAAGTGTTTTCTTTTGGCGAATTAGATCGTGAAGAGAAA